GTGTAATGTATTTATGCATTATGGATGTAGATAGATTTTACCTACCTGTATTCATACCTTGTAACACTACTGGAGCGACTTGTTGTGTATAGTAAGTCATACCTATATTTGTAACTGGAGTACCTGCGCCACCTAGAATACTGGTGTTATCTGCGTCTCCAACTTCATTGTCATATTCTGCTTCTTCTTTACCTGATTCTTCATCACCTTCTTCACCATACATCTCATGTGTTGGTATCATGCTTGGCTCTAAATCTCTACTGAGAACTTGATTGTTTTGCTCAGTCATTAATGTTCGTAGATCAGGATCAGCGATTGTGTTGATGTATGCTTCTTCATATTCTGGTATTGCAGTATCAGGAGCAAGCATAGCGATGATTTCTTTTGTAATCAATGATTGAACCATTGAGTTGTCACCAACAAGCTCTTTCGCTGATTTCATTACAGCCATGCGATAGTTTGTATCATGTGCTTCATAATCTGTATTGTAACTTACTTCACCTGCCCAACGAACATTCATAAATCGTGCGGCAAATGTATAAATCATTTCTTCTGTAACTTCCATCAATCTTGCTTTGCTCTTAGCTAATCGATGTAGTTGTTTGCGTTCTTCAATAATTGCAACGCCTGATGCAATTTGGTTCTTACTGTTGCGTAAGCCACCTAAACCTGTTAATGCTTCAATCTGTTCTAATAAGTCTTGTTGTGTTTTAATGATTGCGTCAACATCACCCGTATCAATTGGTATTGCTTCTATTTGACCTTCATTAGCACGAACAATGGCGCCAGCATGAACTGGAATACTAATGCCTTTGTCTGCACGAATCAATGTGTGTGCAAACTGTAATGCTGTATACTTCTCGCATTCTAATTTATAATATTCACGCATACCATCACTGGCTGCGTCAATGTCGCTGATACCCAAATCTATTGTTCGTGGATCTCTACGACCATACGCAATAAAGATTGGTAAACTCATACCAGCTGGATATTTGCCACTGCCAGTTAATTCTGCAGGTTCTTCTTGCTTGCTGGGACCTTTTTCTACTTCATAGCTTTCCCAGTATGAGGGTGTTGTTGCATCACCAAGATGATAGCACTTGATGTAATAGCAATCTTCTTCTTCCATCTCCATAACTTTAACATACTTGAGCATTGGACGACCACCATAGTAATCAAACTCCCAGTCCCATACGTTTAATGGATTGATAGCACAAACATAAGGTCTGCCTAAATCACCTTGACCTTGTTGTGGCATATCAACTGCTACCCAACAATGTCCATATATACTTGTTAAGTCACCAACACCTTCCATGAAGCCATTCATTGAACGATTAGTCAAGTCAGCATCTAATAAGAATAAGTCTGCCCATTCAGTATTCCTTGGATCTATTTTTGCACCAGTAGGAGTACAGAATTGCATGTTACGCTTAATTCCTGGCTCAAACAATACATCATTAATTGTGTCAACGATATAACGACAGATTGGTTGTGCAATTGTATTAGCAACTAGGTCTTGATAAAGTGTACTATCTTCACTAGGTCTTTTCTTACGCACAAACATCTTGAAAGGTAGTCCCCCAAGATATGCATATTGATATGCTAACATCTCATTGTAGATGCTAGAATAAATTGGGTTACGCTTTAGTAAGTCTGCTTTTGTTTTCATATTTTTTGTTCTCGTATCTAGGCTAATTAGTAGATAATCTATTTATGCTATTTTTTTGCATACAGTTATTGCCATGATATCTACCATATGTATTGTTAGAAATATTTCTACTGCAATGTGGGCATTTTGTCTTTGGCATCTTTTTGCCTTTCATACCCATGCCACCAAATGATTTACCTCTACCTTTATTAATCATATCTCTAGTGTTATCACTGCGTGTACCTAAACTTAAATGTTTAGGATTAACACAACAGGGATTATCACAACTGTGCATTACAATAAGATGATTTGGAATCTTAGTTTGACTATGTTCTTCATAACTTACTCTATGCGCTGTACGCATTTTTTTGTCATCACGAATCATACCATAACCAAGATTATTTTTACCACCTTGAAATTCCCAGCATCCTGTACTCTTGTCAATTTTTATTTTGTTTAGTAGTCTATCTAATAATGATAGGTTCAAACATCCTACATATCTTGTCATTTGTTAACTCCATACTTGATAATCCTCCACTTGTTCGCCATTTATAATCTCTTCCCATGTTGGTCCACCTGGATATAGAGGACTATCAGGCATATGTTCTGTGCCTGGTCGTGCTCTATTTGATAAGCGTGGATCCATACCAACATACTCAGGTATTCCTACTGAATTATGTGTGATTGGGAACAAGTGATGTATACCATAACGGATACAGTCACCGAGACCATCAATGTGTGCATATTTCTGCTCAGTATATTTTACTAGGCGTTTGCGTGAAGCATCTTCAAAGTGATATGTTTGCAAGGCTTCAAGTAAGAACTTATCATCTGGCTTAACAACTAATCCACCTCTTGCTATAAAAGCGTTTGATGTATTGTCAGTATCAGTGATGAGTGGGTTACTCTTCCTTGTGTTAACAATCGTGAATCCATATTTCTCTAAGATAATTTTATCAGTTACACCAAAGGGACTTGTAGTGTCCCGATTTACTTGTGTGCCTGACATATCTATGATACTATTGATTCTGCGCTTCGGGAAGTCTTCACGAATAGCACTCGCAATACCTTCTGTGGAGCAGTCTGGTATTGCATAACTTTTCAATATCTCAATTGAACCATTCAAGTCCCCGGGTTTTTTAACCTGGGCGACTGTGGCGCACATGACTCGTTTGTTAAAGTCATGGAATGTATATAAATCGCCACCAAAATCTTTTACTTCTCTACAGTATTTGTTCTTGTCCCAAGAATAGTAGAACATATCAGCAACACTTTCCCATTGACACATATAATCTTGTCCAAACTTTAATGGACTGATAATGCGTCTTTGTTCTTCAATGAAGTTCTTGTTACCACTACGCATCTCAAGGTAGTTGTAATGTCTAACAACATATTTCTCTGGGTTACTCTTTGCTAACTGAAACAAATCATGTAATGGACCTGTACCGTTTGGCGTACTGATAACAATCAATCGACCAGCAGTTTCTGGCTGACCAACTTTAGGGCGTAATCGATTTGTTATCTCTTGTAGTGTATCTTGCGTGTATAGTGCGGCTTCGTCTGCTATCCACATGCCAACATTTAAACCTCGTAAATTCTCACGCTGTTCAGCACTTTTACATCTAATAAATGTGCCATTAGGAAAGCGTATAGTTAGTTCGCTGTTGTTAATATCTTTACCATCAACTAAACCAAAGTATTCTATGCAACTTTTCTTTAATGGTTCCCAGATCAAAGACTTAATCATTGCGCCTGTTGGAGCACTATAAATTATGTCTTTCCCGCGATGGAACTGAGGGTCTGATGCAAATATTGGCAAGGCTATAGCCGCTAGGAAAGTCTTTCCACTACCAACAGGCACTATATCAATACAATGCTTATTTGTAGTGAGCCAATCTGCTAGAATAGTTTTTTGCTCACCATACAGGGGAATATTTACGTTACGCATCTTTCCAATCGATTAATTCTGTCGTTGGAAATGTAAATGAAGCACCTAATGCTTCACCCTTGCTTGTAATATCTTGTGTTGCTACATCTGCAAAGTAGTATTTTGCGAATGCTGTTTGGTATTTGTATAACATCTCATAGTCACCACGCATTCTTGCTTCATGCATGTCACGTGCCAAATCTTCTTTAAGACTTGTGCCATGAATCTTTTTATATTCTTCTAGGAACTCTACACCTTGAATCTTATTTGTACTGCCGGCTTTTCTACCAGATCCAGGACGTTTGCCACCACGTCCAGGCTTAGTGGCTGTCAATTTGATTTCTGCCTGATTGTTTTTCAGAGGCTCCATATTAAATGTATTCTCTAAACTATCATTAACAATAGACTGATCGTAATGTACTCTTTTAGTCATCTAATAGTCCTTCTTTTCTGAGTATGTTCTTTGCCCATATTAAGCCAGGTGGTCCGCCCCATAACAGATAGGCTTGTGTGCCGGGCGTGTTTTTACCTGGCTCATAGTATACTTCAGCACGACTTAAAAAGCTGTATGTGCGCTTAACTGTGTCTAAACTTACTTCTTGTCGATTCATAAACTGTCTGGCACGATTAAGTCCTACTGCTGTGCCGCCTCTATTGCTTGGGCTAACTTTTTCACGCATTTCTAAACCACGCTTGGCGTTAGCTGCCATTTGTTCTGTTGCTCTGTAATTCATCCCAATCTCTCCTTTAATGCTTGTTCAATCTTGTCAAATTTCGGATTGCGTTTGTATTTCAAATGATGTTCACGAATAGTTTGTAATTCTTCCATACTCGCTGACTTAATTATATCTAATAGTTGTGTGAATCGCCAATCACAAACGCAATGACCTACAAAGAATCCAAAATGCATTACTCAACAACTTTCTTTACTCTAGGCTTTCTAGGTTTAATTACTTTAAGTTCTTCAACTTTAATTTCTACTTGTTCAATAGGTTGTTCTTTTGGTGGATTAATCCTAGCCATTTGTTCTCTTGCCCAATTAATATAGTCTTGTAGATATTTCATATGTAAACCTTTTCGTAATCTTCTTCGTTATCTGTTTCATCTAAGCCGTCCCAGTAACTTCCGTCACTCTTTAGTCTGTACTTTAGTGTGCCAAATACTGAGAGGAACTTTTGATTCTTCTCTCCCCAGGCTTTTGTCAATTCTAAGAATCTATCACGCCCAAACATAATCTGTAATTGTGTCTTACAATCTTCTGGGCTAGGATTAATATCGTTCTTTGTATCTACTAATGTATGCATAAAGCTGATGCATTGGTCAATTTCAATCTCAGTCATAAAGGGACTTAACTCAGTGACCATTTTGTCAAAGTTTCTTATGTGTCCAACATACATTGGTTTGTCAATTAATTGTTGCATATTAATGTACCGTATCCTTTGTTAAGCCATCTAATCGTTCTTGTACATCGATGTTGATCTTACCTTTTAATTCAGTAGTCAATCCAGCTTTGTATTCTTTCAAATAGTTTTCTTGTTGTAATGCACCTAAGAATTGATGAATGGTTCGTAAGCCCATTAGTTTCATTTCGAAGGCATACTTATTGTCATCACTAAGTTCATCGATGTTCATCTCCATCATTTTTTCTAATGATACTTCAATGTCTTTAACCAATGGGTCTACTGTAACAACTAATTGTTGTTCATTGTCTCTGTACAGTTTGTACGTATATTCAATTTCTTGAGTCATATATTTCCTTAAATTGTTCTATTGTTATTTCACTATAATTTGTTGCTTCAATATTCATTTCTGTATACGAACCATTTACTCTAATGATTTGTGTGTCTGGATACTCTTTTATGAGATTTCTCAATCTTTGTTTCCATTCACGTGCCATACTCTCTGCGGCTGGGACAAGACTATTTCTTGCATAGTTTTTTGTAC